CAACAGAAGTCTGGCTCAACGAAGCAGGGGTCGACAATTGGTTAGAGTAAGAACCGCCGTTGGCGATTGGGTGGGCGGTGTTGATCAAGGTCACGCCGTCGCCGCCGATGTAACCGCTGGTGAACGCAAAGTTCAACAGGTTGGCACACAGGGTTTCCTTGGTTTCAATCATCGATTGAGCCAAGTGTTTAGCGAACGTGCTACCGATACGGATGTGGTCACCGTCTTCCATCAACACTTTGGTCAGGGCATATGCCAAACCATAGATTTGATAGATAAAACGGGTGATGTACAAAGTACCGCCTTGGTCATAGCTGACGGGGGTGCCGTCAGGCATGGCTGGGGCGGCATTCATGCCGTACAGCATCACTTCTTCGTGATAGTTACGTGGGATACCTTGGATCTGTTCAACAAACCCTTTCCACTCATCGGCACGTTGTTCGTAAACACCGTCAAAGACTTCGTTGATAATCGGTTCGACTACCGCACGAAAGTCTGTACTACGCATTGGGGTTGCCATGTGTTAGTTCCTTTCGTTGTTAATTAAACCGATACCTTAGGAGCAACAAAGCTGTTGTTCGCTATGATAACTTGAACGATCGTGTAAGCGTCGCCCCACTGGTTTGTTACACCAGCTGGGTAAGCAACTTCACGTCCTAGACCGACTACGCGTACTTGACCTTGCGTGCCAGAGGTATTCTTAGTGGCTGCAAGCGCTGCTTGGCTAAAGCCAGCTCCGCCGTTACCAATAGAGTACCCAACAGCTGGGGTGTTCGTTGCGTCAAAATCATATTCAGAGCCAATAGCTGCAGAAGTTGCGGAGCCATTGATTTGAGCTTCGTATACGATTGCTGGGTCCTGGAAAATCCAGAAAATGATCTGTGTTGAGGCATCTAAGGTAGCTTTTGAGGCCCACTTAGCGACTGAACGACGACCTTGTGAATCGGTAAACTCTACACCGTCAAACACACCATAAACAGGTGATGTTGCGGCTGCAGTTGCGGCGATGGTTAATTGACCTGAAGAGTTCAAGCCCACTGGTTGATACTGGTAAAATGCTTGACCAGAGCTCAAAGAGTAAGGCGCGCTATACGCAGTAGCGGGTTGGAATGTGTTGGTGCCAACGAATGGCACGGCACGATCCAAACCACTTGGGTGGTACGCGGGCTTCAGACCAAAGGGTTGGTATACTGTAGACATAGTCTATATTTTCCTTTGTTTAAATTGAAGAATGTTATTGAAAGCGAACATTACTATTCGCCCTATTTGATTGTTTTTCCATTTCCAAAATTCCGCCTTCAAGAATTGATCTGCCGCCCTTGCCCTCTTGCGCTGTGCTACGTACCTGTGAGGTAATGTTGCGTTGGTGCTCGAGTGGATCCTCAAGGTGAAGCATTTTCATCACTTCTTGGTAAACGTCTTCTGGTAACTTAAAAAGAATCATTTCATTACAGCTAACACAGCCTTCAAACTTGCCCGAGCTCATTTTACCTAGTCCCTCAAAGCCTTTCCCTAATTCCGAGGCTTTAACTGGCTCATAACCCAACGCCATACGTTTGTCGATACTGTCATAATTATTTGTGGTGGATAACCAACACAGGTGCATTCCTGGGAGCAAACCCTTTGGAATGTCGGGCAGTGCACTATTCTGCCATTTATCACGGAACGCATCCAACCGTTCCCGGTGCATTTTTGATTCGGAGTCCTCAACCGAAGATCTCTCCATAACTTCTTGAACTCGATCCGCTAAGCGGTCATCTAAGTCTCTTGCTATTCGTGTGTTTGCCATGATTTTTATCCTCTGTTTTCTCTATCAAATTTCGCGTAAGCGCGAATCATTTTATTTCGCTTTTCGACGTTGTCCCACGCCCCGGCGTCTTTAATTGCCTGTACACGGTCACGGCTTAACGTGATGGTTCCAGGTTTTGATGACGCCTCCGCCGTACGAGACGACGAGGTTGGGTTTGTCCGTCGCGCGCTGCTCTTTGCTGAGTAGCGATGCGGTAAACGACTTGATAGACGACTGTCAAGCTCCTCCCAGTACTCAGGATCCGCTGGATCCCATCCGTCTGAGGCAAGCTCTTGGTCAACCACCTTGGCAATTCTACTGTCTGTGTCCCTGGCTTGTGGGTCAAACCAGCTATTCTTTTTCAGCCACTGCGTTGCGTTTTGTTGCACCTCCGCGGCGGCTGGTGTTGGCACGTTTTGCTTTGGTTCCTTTACCGCGGCAATCTGCTCTTTTTTATAATGTTGAAGCTGCTGAAGTTTTTGTTTGGAATCCGTTAGGTGCTCCAGGTACTCCATTTGCGCGGAAATGTTGCCTGACTGCGCCGCTTCAACCATTTTCATTTTTGCGTACTCGACGCGCGTTGCCTCGTCTTCTAAGGCCTTGTCAAGCTGGGCAAACTGATAAGACGCGGCGGTGTTTTCAACCGCTGCCAGCCGTCTTGCCAGCTCCTCATTTCTACGCTCAAGCGCTGAAATCTTATGTTTTGCGGAGACCTCGCGTTGCTTTTGAAGTTCCTTCTTTAGCTTGCGTTCCTCACGGCGTGCCTCACGAATTCGTTCGCGCTCGTCGTCGGTGTCATCATCCGCGGCTTCGGTTTCTAATTCGTCGTGACTGTCGTCGTCGACGTTGCCACCTTCGGCTTTTTCCTCTAACTCATCGTCTAAAATATCATCCGGGTGCTCGCCGACGCTTGCCAGTACCGTTCCGTCATCGCGTTCCTTAATTGGAACAACATCTTTTTCATTATCTGCCATACTTTTTCCCAAAAGTTAATTAATCCACAAAAGACTTCATTTTTTGTGCATGCGCGAAGCTCTTGATGCGTGAGATAATCTCACGTGCCTGCAGGGTAATAAACACCACCGCTGCCCCTTCGTCGCCCGCATCGATTACACAACGGTCGCCACCGTACTTAATGGTTCGTACCAAGTCGCCTTCTTTACACCAGGGGCCCTCGGGCCACGGCGTTAAGTCATCAGGTGAACGGTACGCCAGGGGTCCAATTTGAATGACTTTGGCAACGGTTTCGTTGTACTTAATCGTTTGTCTGGTTTCATCAACCAGAATAATGCCGCCTTTGCTGGTTGTCTTTTCCCGGCGTAACTGCACCAGTACTCGGTCACCTGCCACATCGATTCCGTGATCCACTACGGGGAAGCATTCCTCCTCGGAGCGCAAATCCGGCTCGTCCTTTTCTTTCATATCAAACAATTTTCATTGCTCCTACCGGCTATTCAGCCTCTTCGTCCTCTGAGAGTATATTTTCAATAATCGTTAAGGCCTCAGATACGCCCTCACGTTTACCCACCATTCTTTGATATGCCTCAAAGTTGTGTATGTTAACGCCAGAGGCAATCGCCTCGACGTATTCTTTTTCGGCGCTTTGCAAACGCCCGATAATTTCTGACAATATGTCTTTCATATTTTTATTAATACAATAAAAAGGCGAATTCCGCCCTAATTCGATTAATAAAAATTACCACCGCCGATTTCGTTTAGGTTCTTATCTGGCCCAACCTTGCTTTCCTTGGCCATTTTGCCTTGGGCTGCGCCTTTTTTCCAGTTGTTGTCACGGTGTGACCCGGTGGCTCCGTGGTCAACTTTTTGATCTGGGCCGCCGGCGTAACCAGGGGTTCCAGTCATTTTGTATGCTTTTCGAAATCCTAATTCTTTTTCCATTATTGTTGCTCCTGTGTTGGTGGTTGTTGCATTTGTTGCATGTTTGACTGTTCGTTTTGTTGTAGCGTTTGCTGGTGCTGCTGGTCAGCAAGTCCGGCCTGCGCCTGGTACTGCGCGTCTTGTTGTGCCTGTTGCTGCACCATTTGTGCCTGGTTTTGGAAGTTTTGTTGCTCAATGGCAAGCCCGTGCTGCCGAATGTCTTGGTTGGCCGCGTTGATGGCCTGCATTGCGGACATGTCCTGCTCATGTTCAAGCTGGGCTTGTTGTTGATCCATCTGCGCGCCGGCTGTAATCATTGCCACACGCTCGCGCGCGGCGTTGTTGATATTTGCCATGGCAATGTCCGTGGCGTTGCGTTGGTTGTCAATGTTGGTCTGCGTGTTGTACTTGGCGGAAAGCTCCTGTACTTTTTGCTGTAACTCGGCAACCTTGAGCTGGTAGTCCTGCGTTGCTTTTTGTAAATCCGCTTGCATCTTGGCTTGGAATTCTTGTGATTTACGATCTGTCTCAGCCATTTGTGTTTTAAGCAATACCTGCGCCGTTGGATCGGCGTTCATGGCTTGCTGTTGTTGGGCTTGGTGCATCTGCTGTACTTTTTGTACCAAAGCGTTAATGTCTTGCATGTACGGCTGCAGCTGTGACTGCGAGTCTTGGTCCACAATTTTTGAGGCCAAGGCCAACGCACGCTGTGAGTCGCCGTCAATGCTCTTTTCTTGGTGAAGATCCAACATGTCGCGGCCTTTATGGTTTGCTTGTGCAACCACGGAACGCATCGACTGTAAGTAATGAAGCATTAGGTGTTGCTTAATGTGCTCAACCACTTTTGGCGCAAACGTTGGCCCAATGACTGGGTTGCCGCCGTAGTTTGGGTTCTTTGCGTACTCTAAATGAATCTCAATATGCGCTAGGTGGTCCTGGTCGGGGTAAGCCGCGGCCATTCGGCCCATGGTCATGGCAACGTTTTCCAGGGCCGGGTTGGACTCCTTCGCGCCTTGTGGGTTCGGTAACACCTCGTCAATTGCCGGCACCTTAAGCTGGTTTAAAACACGGCGGTACACCGAGCGAATGTCAAACATCCCCGGAGGTGCGCTGGTTGCCATCTGTAAAAGCGCTTGGTTCTGCGCAAGGCGCTGTGTCTCCGAAAAAATATTGGGGTCGGAGATTGGCCGAACGTCGCTGTTGTACGAGAAATCACGAACCTCAATCTCTTCGCCGGATTGGTTGTCCATTTCGCTGAGGTACCAGTTATTAATGCGCGAAATGATAATGAGTGATTTTGCCTGTGAGCGGTGTAGGCGTGCGTGAATGCTTGAGAACACTTTGGCGCCTTGCTCAATAAGCGCCTGCGTTGTGCCGACCGGCATGTTGTTATTGGCGTCGCTAATCTTTTCTTCTGCGGTTGTTACCACGCCTTTGGCGGCGTCAGTGAGCCACCCTAAGAGGTTAAACAGCACGCTTGACGGCTGGTTAAACGGCATCGGCATGGCCAACTTGCGCACGTCGTCAACGCCGGGGGCCCCTTCAATTTCAACTACTTGAGTGGGCTCAATGCGGTCATTTTGTCCATTAATGCGTCCACCCTTGAGCTTAAGAAGCGTCTGGCTGTTGTTGATGTGTGCAGCATCCAGAAGAGCCCTAAGAGCACCGGTGAGAGCAGCAGACAAACCACCAATAAGATGTGGCAAACCAATAGCGTAAGCGCCGCGCCAGGGGATAAATTTGAATTCAACGATCCAGTCAAGTTTTTCCAGTTTCTCATCGCCTGATGCCCAGTTTCTGTAAAGTGAGAGCACCTTGCCGGTGGTTTCATCAATGGTTAGTATGTACGGCGCACGTTTTCCTTCGCTTTGGTCATCCTCTTCAACCCGCATGAAACATGTGATTTCGTAAACACGCCGCAAGCCGTCAATGTTTTTACCGGGCAGGTCCTTGCCTTCGATTTTGTTATTTGCTTTTTCAGATTGCGTTTGGTCGTTTAGTGGCGCGTCGGATGTGTACGTGGAATCAATGTCCCGGTACACGCCGTGCTCCACACGCTGTAAAAAAATATCCTCGGTGATGTCCTGCACCTCAGTGGCGCGCGGTGAGGTATAAAAATTAGTGGTGGAGTACGGTAACAAAATATTGTCAATCGGTATCCACTCACAAATTGGCCGGCTTTGCTCGGAGTCGTAACGCCATTTTAAATACTGTGAGCCGCCGAGTGGTAGCTGCGTTAGTAGCTGCTCCATTTCGTCGCGGTACTCGGGGATTTGCTCCGTTAACTGCCAGTTTAAAAAGTTTACCTTACGTTCGGCAATTTCTTCTTTTTTCTGGTCGGACGCGCCCTTGATGTTTGATTTTACTACGCCGTCAGGTGGCAGTAACTCCTTGGCGCTTGACGCCGCAAAGTCCACGCAGGCCTCGGCCATGATTGGGTGCACCACGCGTGAGGCGCCGTCGAAGGTTGCGCCGCCGGGTGCGTCTTTGCCCAGCCCAGTGCGGCGTAAGCCGTCTTCGTACTGTTTGTCGCGCTCCTTACGGGCCTCCTTGTCCACCTCGATAAACTCCAGGTAGTCGTCGGCCATTTTGTTAAGGATGTCCTCGGGGAACACCTCAGCTAAATTTTCGTAAAATTCGGGCTCGTCTTGCGGCCCCTTAGATTGCTCCATGTTAATCACAACGGAGCCATCCTCTAGCTCAATGATCTCACCTTCGGCGTCTCCTGGGTCCAACCCAAGCGCCGCCTCAATCTCGCTCACTTCCTCGTCTTCTTTTTGGCCGCGCTTAATGCTTTCGTCTTGGTCAAGACCCGGTAAGTTACCGCCTTGTTGAATAGGTATTTGTGGTTGTGCCATAGTTTATT